TCATCTCCGGGCTTTCCTGGTACTCCCTCTCCGGTGATCCTTGCCCACTGGTAATCTTCCGGATTATTGGACATTACTGGAGTCACCTTATTGTAGGCAATTCCTAAGTATTCCTTTCCATCTGGACTACTGGACATCCCGTTTCCATACTCGTCATCAGCAAATTTAAACCATGTGTAATAAGTTGTTCCGTCCTGACCATCCTCTCCGTCCATTACATCCGTGATTGTGACCTCGTAATACCCACGTTTTATCCCATTTTCTAGAGCCTCAAATGAGTACACCGCCTTTGTATCCACGTCAGTAGCATTTACCGTAACGCTCTTACCAACATAAAACTCCTGTCCATCTTTGCTCCATCGGAATTGTAGCTTGTCTGCCACATCCACGCCGTTATCGTAAGCGTAAGCTGTCAGAGTAGTGCTACCGATGCCATTTTTAAAGATAATGCCGTTGTTAGTGGAGATGGAACAGGTGTAAATCTTTGTTTTGTTAATCAGATCCTCTACTTTCTGCAGCAAATCTTCAGAGATTTCCGACTGTAGCTCTTTAAAATTGGTAAAGACTGTCTTGTTTGCTTGCGGATTCGTGAAACTGCGAACCTGCTCCGATACTCTTGCACTCAAGTATAAGGTAGGAACGTACTCCTCATCTTCGATCTCCACGGTATCTCCGATAGCAGTATCAAAATACCCCGTTACATCATAAGTCACAGCCGGTTCAGATGCGGTTTTAAGATCTGACAGCGCCATACTGTACAGCTTGTCTTTATTATCCGTATCGTAGGATTTTGGCATAAAGATGTATCCGTCTTCCTTGTTTATCAGATTCGATGGGAAGCGATCTCTTGCCTGTGGTGCCCGGATATCTGGACCTTGTGTATAAAACTCTACTACACCGTTCTCATCCAGCTCTTCTTTCTCAATTCCCTGTATAGTCAGTCCATCCTTTCCTGTTGGACGGATACCGGTGTACAGGTTTTCGATACTGGATTCCTTCCGGATGCCGGTAACATTTTTCCCGTACCGCAGTTTGATATCTCCCCGGAACTCCCCAACTCCCGTGTTATTGTCTGAGTGTTCCCGATACACGTTCATTACAATTTCTTTCAGTGAATAATCATCATTTAACACAGTCTGGAACTCAATCTCCGCATCGAATACATTCGCCACGGAAAATAAACGGGACAGTACCGTTGCCTCACCTGTCCATTCGTTTGAAATCCGCTTATCTGACACTTCATTGATCCCGATCCGCACGGTACGTTCCGGATCAAAGGCAGTTACATATTCCTCAAAGCTCATTGCACTTTCAGATTTGTATGCCCCAACATTCTCGTTGATCAATTCGAAGCTTAAAGACCATGCTGTCGCAGTAACTGTAAATTCATCCTTTTCCACATGTACGATATTCAGATAGTAGTCTTTTCCGTTATATACAAAGGCTACTTTATTCCCTTCTACTATATACGCCGCATCCTCGTGTTTGGAACTTACCGTAAATGCGTATGTATTCGCTGTCCCCTGCAGATATTCATGGAGCTCATCGTTCCAATAATGCATAGAGTTTCGATGGGTGTTATCCAAAAATGCAAGCACCCTGTCATGTGGATTCAGTACGGCAATTCTGATTTCATTCATTATAAATACGCCTCCCTTATTTTGGCTTTAATCGTTGGTGGAGGACTGCTAAATGCCGAGTAGGAGAACTGGATCTCCGTCTCTCCCGGCGGTACCAGAAAATGCTTACTTCCTCGGATTTCATCTTCCATCCGCTTCATCCCGTTTACATAAACCGCTGTATCATTTCCATCAATATAGACCACATCTCCGGACTTATACCGGTTCGGCACATCTCTGTATTTTTCCACGTTATCCTTGCGGAACCAGATACTTTTTAAATAATTGTGCGTAACCAGCTGATTTCCAAGATCTCTACTTCCCCACTGCCCGATCCAGACCTGTATCTTCTCGCACGCCATGTCCTTGATTTCCGGGATAGTGAAGTAATAGTACTGCCCATACCAGAAAATACGCAACCGATCCCCTTCTTTTAAAAAATCATTATGACCGCCACCCATCTTTAAATTAAACGGGTTTCCCTCATAAGCTGTCGGCTGGAAATCCAGTGTCTTGATCTTCTTGTTTTGTGGTGCGAACCAGTCCACATGCGCCGTATTACCAACCGTATCACTCTTGTTAATAGACATAGAGCAGATCACTTCATTTTTCCCTGTAAGAAACGCAATAGTCTGTGCTCCCGTCTGTCCCATCAATCCAGTCTCGAACCAGTGCTGCGTGTAACAGTAAAAGTTCTTTGCCCCACGTCTGCCCTCGCTGTCAACCGGGATAGTAAGTGTTCTCATTCCGCCGTTCCAGTGCCCGGATGTTGCCTGTCCACCTTTTAATGCCATGACGTTATATCCGGCAACATTCTTGACTTCGAGTGTTCCCTGTGTGGTATTTTCTGGATTCTGATAAGAGGTGCCGTGATCGTCTTGAAACAGGCTATACCCCTCTGACAGTATCTCTGACGCCTTATAGTCTTCGCCGTCTGCTTCTTCGATCTTGCCGAGTTGTATTGCACCGTATTTACTGGCAATCCCAATAAATCCATTTTCATGGTTGTGAGTGATATCGTAGCTTACCGGAACGGATTCTGTACCACCATTTACAATAGTAAGCGTCTGATATCCGCTTTCCTGATGGGCGGTAAACGATTTTTCCGCTGCAGAATATTTCCGTGGATCACAACAATAAAAAGTAAATTCGCTTTTTACGTTCAATCTGCCTGGCTCCACATCTCCTACACTTGATTTCGTCCCGATAAAATATTTATCCGGTTCATCTGCAAAAATCAGCTTTGCCTGTTCCTTATTTAAGATTCCAGAGAGTTTGTTGAATTTTTCCTGAAACTCTCTAGGGGATGTGCAAAGCAACTGGTATCCAACTGTAATACTTCTGGTTGTATCTCGCTTTCCCGTATACTCGGACCCATCCACAAGATCAATTTCTCTCTCCGAAATTTCCGATCCCAAAAGCTCACGACCGGTCACGTACAGAGTTCTGTATCCGTCAATCAAATTTTCAATATATGCCCCATCAATCTGCAGAGCCTCACTCGGCAGGGAGCTTTTACTCCCCGCCTGATTTGTATCCACAAACTCATACATGGCTTCTTTCTCCTTTTAGTCTCATCTTCATACTCTCACGGCTTTCCAGCTCTTTCTGCGTAAATTCCGCCGTAACACGTGCTGCTTCTCTGCCGTTGTACTCAACTGGTACAACGATTGTGTATGTCGCGTTCCGCTGATAGGTGTAACCATCAGATAATTCTTTTTTTGTATCAGTTCTACTTGTATATGCCGTCATGACTGGATCAACACTGGAAATAACCGGAATATCAATTCTGTCATTTATTTCATCGTCCATCCCATAAACTGCAACCATCGGAGTATTTTCTATGCCACCTACTACGACACTTCTCGTTTTTGGCAGACTCGCCCGAGACGCTACTGCAGAATTTGCCGTGGCTACCATCTGCGCCGCAATCGCCTGTATTCTTCCGAGGCTTGCAGCCAGTCCATTTGCGAAGCTCATCCCGATATTTAGACCGCTACTGTAGGCACTTCCGGCTCCAGACGCAAAAGAGGCAAGCACAGCGGAAACAGTACTAATTGCAATTGCCTGTGTCGGCTGTAGTCCGTTCTGTACACCCTCTTTTGCATTGTCCCCAAGTTTCTGTCCAGAGTTTCTCGCTTTTCCTGCGCCGTTGTCAAATGCGCTTACAATAGATTTCACCGCACTTTTCGCCTTATTGCCAAGCGCATCTAGCCCATCATTTACAATGCTTACAGAATCTTTCATGCTGGTAATGGATTTCTGCGCTGTCTTTGCATTCTTAGCAATGGACTTCATACTGGAATTTACCGCCAATAGCGCCGCAGCCATTGCAAGTACACCAACACACGCTGCTACCATTGCGACACCGAATGCTGCCACTCCGACTGTGACACTAAGTACTGCAACACCTACTGCAAGCAATCCAACCGCGAGAACCGTGCATCCAACTCCTGCCACAATCGTACCAGCTCCAAATACCGTCATTGCAGCACCTAACGCCCCAATTGCTACAGATGCCTGCAAGCCATACTCGGCAACAATCGGAAGTACACTCGCCACGATCGCAAGGCCTGCGCTCGCAAGCAATACTGCCGCTCCAACAAGTGCCGCAGCTACACCGAATGCGATCAAACCAACAGCTCCTGCTGTAAGGACAGGAGCTACTGCAGCCGCTACGACCATCAATCCACCAATTGCTACGATCAGGCCGAACATCACTCCAATTGCAAGAGGTCCTGCATTTGCCAGAGAAATTGCGGACATAGTTAATACGGCGATTCCGGCCGCTGCCAAAACAACAGCTGCTCCGAATGCAACAAATCCTGCTGCACCGGAGGATAATGTCGGAGCCACCATTTTTGCCACGATCAGAAGTCCTGCAATCGCTGCTACCATTCCAACTAAAACAGCAACAGCCAATGGTCCCGATTCCGCCACAGCTTTCGCTCCTTGAGCAAGCAAAAAGAAACCACCGCTAATCAGAGCAACTCCTGCACCAAGCATCATAAATGCTTTGGCAGATTCCATAGTGCTTTTCACATTTTCTCGACTCGACACGCCGACTTCTTTCTGCCCTTTGGAAATCCCAAATAATTTTCCGGCAATTTTGCTGATTCCTTTACCGGCAAGACCGGCAATTGCACTGGTAAACGCACCTACAAATGGAGCGACACTTTTTGCAATCTTAAAGCCTTTATATGCAACAATTAGTTTTGGGAGTTCAGCGATCACTCTCGCAATGATATCTGCATGCTCTTCCAAGAATCCTGCAAACGCTTGGAGCGCATCCCCAGCTCCTTGAATCGCATCGCGGAACCCGTTCACGCTCTCTGTAGAGCCAAATGCTGGAATAAGTTTTCCAAGTTCTTTTCGGATTGCTCCAAATGCATCCCCAAAAGCCCCAGAAACTTGAGAAGCCTCTCTTTTTAAGATTTTCCAATAGGATCCCAAGCGAATCATTGTTGCTGGAATCCAAGTCTGCAATCTGGAAAACACGCTTTCTACTTTTCCATTAAATTGATTGATCGCATCCACAGCCTTACCTTTAACAAAAGAATCGTAAATGGACTGCATTCCGCTTGTCACCGTTGCTTCAAGGTTCCCCATTGCTCCTTCAAATGTCGTAACTGATTGCGCAGCTTCTCTTGCCATGTCTGTCATCCCAATGTTGTTCATCGCCTGCCCCAGAAGATCGGCTGTGATAGCTCCATCTTCCATTGCCTGCTTAAAATCCTCTCCTAAAACCGGATTCAATTTAATCAATTCTTTTCTTAACCCACCGGCAAGCTGTGGACTCGCATTGACAATCTGATTCCAATCCTGCGCATGCAAAGCGCCAGATGCCATCGCCTGTGAAAATGCAAGTGCAACACTACTAAACTCCTGTGCGCCGCCACCGAATACAGCAACTGCATTTCCGACGGATTCCGTTAATTTCTCTGCGTCTTTAACCCCATTTGCAGACAGAGATCCAAAGGTTGACATTACATCCTGCAAAGAAAAGACTGTTTTATCAGCATAGGTCTTTAACGTTCCTGTTGCACCTGCGATTCTCTGTATTTCATCCTCAGCGTATCCGCTAAACCTCATAGCCTGTTGGAGTTTCTGCATTGCATCCGATGTGTTGATCGTTTCTTTAGTTAACCCAGAAAGGCTTCCGGACACGACAGATACAGCTTTTTGCCCAATTGCCATCATTGCTCCAAAGCCAATCCCACCCATAAGTGTGCTTTTTAACTCTTTGGCTGACTTTGTGGCTGCTCCGAAAACAGATTTGAACCCCTTATCCTGCGCAGATAATATTGCCTTTACGGAAAAACTTTCTGCCATGCCATCACTCTCCTTTCATCATTCTGCCGATTATGTCCAATCTTTCATTTTTTTGCTTTCGGTTCCTCACACGATCTACTTCTTTTTCGTAATCAAAAAACTTTCTGAATCTCTGATAAACTGGTTTAGTCTTATTCTTTCCGACCTTTTTCTCTGCTTTCACAGCAAAATTCAGGAATGCTTGCAGATGATTTCGATAGTCCTTATCTACTTCTCTTAGCTGCACAGCCTCCATGAGCAAGGTGTATTCTGGAATTGTCAACCTATCCACTTCTTCAAAGCTCTTAAAGCCAAGATATCGGAAACAATTCAACGCCACCTCTCTGTAGGATTCTTCAAAATCTACATCATCAGCTCTCTCTTCTTCGCTTCTTCCTCTTCCATTCTCTGTTTCTCTTTCTCCACAGCGTCCACGATCTCGTCCGTAGCTTTTTTCGTAGCATTGGCACTCTTCAAGAAACCCATTACTGTTTCTGTAAGTTCATCAATATCTGTGTCCTCATCGTCGATATACTCATCTAAAAGGCCTCTTGTCACTCTCGGATTCTGCCCTTTATTCGCAACATCAAGAATGTTTACCAGCGCATCCGGATCACCATTCACTAAGTTCATAAGCGCATATCGGAATCCTACGTCTTTTTTTACTCCCGGCAATCCATCCACAGGCATATTCGTCTGCTTGTTGATCTCTCTTAAAAATCCCATTCCGAATTTAAACTGGTACACCTGTCCGTTAATTGTTAATTCCATCATATTTTTTACCTCCATTAAAAGAGAGCGGTCTCGCCGCCCTCTATGTACATGATCTATTCTTTTCCTACTTTTGCCTTTCCTACTTTACCTCTGCCGATTAAGGCTACATCGTCAGAGGGCATTATTCCCCCTCTTTCACGCTGTCCTTAAACACATAAGCTGCTACTTCCTGCTGCTGTGCAGTTACAGTAACATCCCCTCGTTTTCCAGAGCCGTTAACACCAAAAGTAAGAGACACCTCTACATTTTCATCTGCCGAGGATATGATCTCAAATTCCGTGAGATATCCCTGGAAATACATGCCCTTAAACTTATTCGGGCCAGGTTCTGCCGGATCCTCAAGGTTTGCTTCCCAGATTTCAAGCAACTCATCCGAATCCATCGCGTCCTCTAACTCGGAGATTAACTTATCTTTCTTCGCAAGGATAGCAGTGGCCGTGATTTCTGTTTCCGCAGCCCCTGGTGTGCGAATTGTTCCGTCCTTCGTTGCCGTAGAATCCGCATCCTTGCTTTTTGTTCTTCCATTTTCTGTCGTGAATGCAAGATTTTTCGCAGCCTCTTCTTTGGCTTTTCCTGCAAGTCGATACAAATAGACGATTTTCTTGCCAGATACCGCCTCTGCAAATAACTGTAGTCCTGTTTTAAACATACTTTTCTCCTCTCTAACTAAAACTAAATTCTATTTCTAACAGCCCATGTAAGAGCGGTTGTTTCGTGGTCTTATCCGGTAAAATCCTTTGATTTACATTCCAGACATTCCATGCAAAATTTTCGGTATGATCCAGTCTTCTGCATGTGGTTTTGATCGCCAACAGCATTTTTGATACCGTTCCTCTCTGTCTTGGATTGTTGTGCCAAACATGGATTGTCTGATGGACACTGCCAAACACAGCGGTCTTATTCGCATCATCGATCAATTGGCTGTCTGCGAGATAAACAAAAGGATACGGCGTACCATCCGGCGGTAAGAAGCCGTCATATACGTCATATCCTAATGCTTTGATCTCTGTAAGTAATTTTGTAAATAATTCTTGCTGTGGATCCATATCTCACCTCACAAGCTTTTGCAAATCTTTTTCAAACTGTTTCTTTTGCTCCTCAAATGCGGGTTTTAAATAGGGTTGGGCTTCCATGAATCGGGTTCCGAGTTCTACATACGGTGCATACTCGGCTGTCGGCTCTACTGTGGCAGTCATTCCACCGTCAGATACTTCGATTCCGATACTTCTTTTCAGTGTTCCAGTATCGACTGGAGCATTCCTCTGCGCTTTCTTTTGCATATCTGCCCCGTTTTTCCGTACAACTGTCTGCACGGCACTCATATCCATCCGCTTCTCCAAACCTTTATTCAGCTTTGCGATTCCTTCGATTTTTAACGTAGCCATCACTGCACCTCCGATACTACAAACACATGCTTTGTTCGCAGTTTCCGCTCAAAATCCACTCTGTATAAGGCGTTGCCTATTCGGATACGGTCAAACGGATTTTTGTAATGCGTCTGTAACCGCACCGTCTTGCTTCCCTGCTTTATGGATCCGTATACAAGGTTCATCGTATCCGTGCCGGTATCCGTCACACTGGCATGTCTTTTCTCTTCCCGTACAGTATCTTCTTTGTAGTCACCAGTAGCTTTGTCATACTCCCCAGGTGTGATCGACTGGAAGAAAACTTCTGTATCACATCTCAAATAAATCTCACCCTTCCTCGTTTTGATTCTTTTTGTGAGTCAAGAAAAGCCTGTATTTCATCCATAAATCCATCAAAATCATTGTCGTTGTAAGACATGCTTTCGCCCTCAACATTGTGTGATGACATACCCTCGGAACCCAACCGATTGAACCGGATCACTGCCACTTCCACGACAATGTGATTCATTTCCTCCGGTACTTCAATTCCTCCGAGCAGGAGCTTTAGGCGCCCTTGCACAGATCTGAGTATCAACTCCAGTTTCTGATCAAGAGAATCATCTTCGATTCCAAGAAGTTTTTTTAAATCATCCAGCATTCAATTTCAACTCCTTACGAATTCGCCATGATACCCTGTTTTTTCATTTCAGCAAGAATTGCATTGATTTTATTTTTTAAATCAGTCCCTGTTTCTGTGGACAAATCTGCAATCAAAGCCATCTGTTTTACGCCACCAAGCGTTGTTTTATTCGCCGCCAGAAGAGTGTAGCTTGGTCCCGCAGGTCCCTGTGCGCCTGGATCTCCCTTGTCTCCTTTCGGTCCTGCTACTCCTGGATCGCCTTTTTCTCCTTTTGCTCCT